TACTTTCAGCCCTAGTCTTGATAAACTCCGCAAGGCAACTATCAATTGGGTAATGCAACCCCTTAAAAATAGTCCCGATAAATATTTGGATAAAAAATTTTGGCTCGATTCTAGTGATCGTCTGATGTATGAAGGCAAAGCTCCCGAATTGTCATTTACTAAATCGGCCAGAATGTTAGCTTTCTTTGAACACAGTAATGACAACCTCCCTCAGTACGCTTGAAGCTTTCGGAATGGAAGCCCGCGGTCTACTTAAACAATTAGAAGAAACATTTCCACCAACAAATCCTGGCCCCACTGATCCATACGAATACATCATGTATCGTGCTGGGCAACGTAGTGTCGTTGAATGGATCCAAGAAAACTTGGAGACTTAATATGCCTTTTGAAGCGCAAACAACTGTCACACCAAAAAATGTTAATGAAGTCGAACTTATGTTTGACTTTGATGAGCTCACTCTTTTGATGGATGATTTCAAGACAGGATTTAAAAATACTACAGAACTTTCAACAAAAAAGGGGAGAGCAAGAAAAGGTGGCGGCTATGTCATTGAAGATGTTGTAACTACTGTCACAGATTACGACTACTACCGCAACAATGAGTTGTGGGAGAAGATCGCTGACAAGCTAGATATTGACATGGATAATGATGACTTCAATGATGATGACTTAAGTGAGATGTATTCATTTGCTTATGATCAAAATGAAGAGTACGAGAACCCTACATTTAATGAGCCCAAAACCGAGTTTCCAGATTACATAATTGATGACGATGATAATCCTGATACGCCAGGAGTAGCGCCAACTATGGATATTTCATACACTAATAAGTATACGGATGAACAAAAAACTATTAAGCCTGCATTTGGTGGTAACCATTTTAAAATTGACGACAGGATGTCCTTGAATTTAGGTGAAGGTTTTGTTCAGTCTGGTTATATGATGACGAACTTTTCAGGTTTGCCAGAGGATTCTGGCTTTAAAGGTAACACTAATTCTTTATACACTTAATCATGGCATACGGTAGAAGTAAATCAGGAGACTTTGATCTAAGAAATCCTACTAAAAATTGGTTGTCTCATTACCAAGGCCCAGGCGGTGGCTTGGGGATGATTTCATACAGGGCATTGAAGAGAGACGGATACAACCCAATGCAAATTATGAGTGCTTTTGGTGGCTCAGGTCTTCCAGGTATTGGGTGGCGAATGCAAAATGCACTGACTGCAGACATGGCTCCGCCGCCACCTGTTTATCAAGCACCTACATATAATGCACCTCCTATTCCAGATCCTAAAACACTAACTACTGAAGGTAGTGCTGTAGGTGGTGGAGCGAAGGGTGTCAAGATCAAACGATCTAATGCATCTAAGCGGGGTAAGAATACAAAAGGAACACGATCATTGAATCGTAAACAACGTAATGCATCAATGCAAATTAATAATCTAAATCTCACATGAATGCTAAAAAACGCTATGACAGTTTATCTTCGCAGCGTTCCCAGTTTCTAAACGTAGCAGAAAAAGCAGGTAAGCTTACTCTCCCATATTTAATCAGAGGCGAAGAAGATCCAACAGGTGGAATGAGAAATCTCACGACACCTTGGCAATCAGTTGGTGCAAAAGGTGTTGTTACCTTGGCTAGTAAACTAATGCTTGCTCTTCTTCCACCACAAACTAGCTTCTTTAAGCTACAGATGGATGATCAAATGTTAAGTGAGTTTGGTGCTGATCCTACAATTAAGTCTGAACTTGATCTTTCCTTTGCAAAGATTGAGCGTACCATTCTTGAATCCATTGCAGCTTCTGATGATCGAGTAGTCGTTCATCAAGCACTTAAGCATTTGGTAGTGACTGGTAACGCTTTGATCTTTATGGGTAAAAAGAATCTTAAGCTCTATCCACTTAATCGCTACGTTATAGAACGTGATGGGAATGGAAACGTTATTGAAATTGTCACGAAAGAACGTATCAGCAAGTTACTTATTAAGGACTTACTTCCTAAGGAAGAACCCAATAAAGTATCTGAAGACTATAATAGTCACGAAAAAGAATGTGACATTTACACACATATAAGACGAGACAACAATCGTTTTGTATGGCACCAGGAAGTCTACGGAAAAATCCTTCCTGGATCACAAGGTAAGGCTCCATTAGATACTAATCCTTGGATTGCTTTGAGATTTAATACTGTTGACTCTGAACCATATGGACGGGGCAGAGTAGAGGAATTTATGGGTGACATTCAAGCAATGGAAGCACTCTCCCAAGCACTTGTAGAAGGCAGCAGCGCAGCTGCAAAAGTTGTGTTTACTGTTTCACCCTCAAGTACTACTAAGCCTGCCACGCTGGCAGCTGCTGGCAATGGTGCAATCATTCAAGGTAGGCCAGACGATATTGGTGTGGTTCAGGTGGGTAAAACTGCTGATTTTGCTACAGCTTTTCAGATGGCACAAACTCTTGAGCGTAGAATCTCTGAAGCATTCCTAATTCTTTCAGTACGTCAGTCAGAACGCACTACTGCTGAAGAGGTACGGATGACACAGATGGAACTAGAGCAGCAACTTGGTGGATTATTTTCACTACTGACTGTTGACTTCTTAGTACCTTACCTAAACAGAAAGCTCGCTGTATTTCAGCGTACTGGTGAAATTCCTAAGATTCCCAAGGGGATTGTCAAGCCTACTATTGTTGCAGGTATTAATGCATTAGGCCGTGGCCAAGATAGAGAAAGCCTTGGTCAGTTTATGCTGACTATTGCTCAGACTATTGGTCCTGAAGCTCTTACTCGTTATATCAATCCAGAAGAAGTTATCAAGCGTTTAGCTGCTTCGCAAGGTATTGATGTTCTTAATCTTGTCAAGACACAGGAACAGATGCAGCAGGAAATGCAGCAACAACAGCAGCAAGAGCAAGGTATGGAACTAACCAAACAAGCTGGACAACTCAGTGCTGTTGAACAGAAAGCTGCAGAAGCTGAGATGAATCAACAAGAAGCACCCCAACAATAAATTATTAAATGACAACACTTACATATGATGGAGCAGAATCAGCGCCAGGTGAACTGAATGCAGAAGAGCAAGACTCACTGCAGGTAGGTGAACAAATGGCAGCAGAGCAAGAGTCTTTGCTTGCTGGTAAGTTTCAAAATCCAGAAGCTTTAGAGAAAGCTTATTTAGAATTACAAACAAAGCTTGGATCATCCACCGATGAAACTGATGAGTATGAACCTGAGTATGAACCTGAGGAAGTCAATACTGATTTCTTAGATTCTTTATGGGAAGAAGCTAGCTCTGACGCTGTGACAGATGAAACCATGTCAATGCTTTCTGAAATGGATAGTACTGATCTAGCTAATATGTACCTTGAATATCGAAACAATGTAGAGCAGCAGTCAATACAATCTGAATTGTCAGATTCTGATATCTCTTCTATACAAGATTCAGTAGGTGGATCGGATGAATATTCAGCTATGCTTGGCTGGGCTAAAGATAATCTTACTAAACAAGAAATAGAAATGTATGATCAGGTTATGGATCGTGGAGACCCTGCCTCTGCTTTCTTTGCCGCGCAAGCTTTGCGTTATAGGTACAACGAAACTGTAGGAACTGATGGTCAATTGTTGACAGGTTCTGCCTCGTTTGATTCATCTGAAGGGTTCCGTAGTCAGGCTGAACTTGTTAATGCAATGAGTGATCCACGCTACGACAGCGATCCAGCTTATCGAACTGATGTACTGCAAAAACTAGATCGTTCTGATATTAATTTTTAACCACTTATTATTTAAACTAATGAAAATTCTTACTCTTATTCCTGCTGCTATTTTTGCAGCAACTCCTGCTTTCGCTGGTCCTTATGTTAACGTTGAAAACAACGCTGGCTTTACTGGTTCAAACTTTGGTGGTCATGTAACTGACTTCCACATTGGTTATGAAAGTGCTACTGACTTCGGTGCTTACTACATTCAAGCTGGACCATCTATTTTTGCACCTGATGGTGGTGAAGAAGAAACCAAACTGACAGGTAAGGTTGGTGGTTCTATTCAAGCAACTGATCGAGTGTCAGTGTACGGAGAATTGTCAGCAGCATTTGACAACGTAAATAGCTACGGAACAAAGGTAGGAGTTAAGTATAACTTCTGATAATTAATCTATCCCCGGAGAATTGTAATGCCAATGGTTAATGGAAAGAAGTATCCTTATACCGCAGCAGGTATGAAGGCTGCTTCTAATGCAAAGAAAAAAAAGACTACAAAAAAACCTGCTGGTAAAAAATACTAATGGCTAAATCAGGTCTTTATGCAAATATCCACGCCAAACGTAAACGTATCGCTGAAGGTAGTGGAGAAAAGATGCGGAAGGCTGGAGCTAAAGGTGCTCCAACCGCAGCCAATTTCAAACGTTCAGCAAAGACAGCAAAGAAACCTTCTACTAGAAAGTCCTAATGAAAAAGAAAATAGGAAGCGTTCAGCAATCTTTTCACAGTAACTTTACTGCTCAGTCCATGGATATTGGTCCTGGTCATAGAGGAGCACAGCGTGGTAAGAAAATCTATGAGAAAGGTAAAAGCACTGACAATAAGAATGAAAGAGATACCTTTCTGAAAAAGACTGGTCCTCAACTCCCACCACTTGCTAAGAGAAAAGCCAAAAAGAAATATGGTTAGGTGGGCAGTTTTATTTGTCTTGTCTCTATGTATCTTTATTGAAGTAAAACATAAGTTGTATTTGCATTATAATGAGCCCCCTCAGAGGCTCCATAATATCTGATTTTTCCTTGTTAACTCCCAAGGAACGGTTACGGATCTAGGACTGGAAAAACCTAGAGTCTGGCAGTGAAGCACCTCAGAGTAGGACTTCACTGTTATTGGCATCGGCCCTTACGAGGATACCCTTTGCCGTCTAGACGGTGGGAAAGACCACATACTTAATTAATCCAAGATCTTGGAGTTTGAAAATACTTACTTACTCCTTAAATGGCACAACAAGATTCTACACTGGTCACGCAACTTACACGTCCTGGCCAGTCAAATAGTACGGGTGATTCTCGTGCTCTCTACTTGAAATTGTTCAGTGGAGAAATGTTCAAAGGCTTCCAGCAAAACGCGATCGCTCGCGATTTGGTGATGAAGCGTACACTTAAGAACGGCAAATCATTGCAGTTCATCTATACCGGTCGTACAACGGCTGAGTATCATACTCCCGGAAATGCAATCCTCGGTAACACCGATGGTGCGCCTCCGGTGGCCGAGAAGACAATCACCATTGATGATCTTCTTATCTCTAGTGCATTTTTGTACGATCTTGATGAAACCCTTGCGCACTACGATTTGCGCTCGGAGGTATCACGTAAGATCGGATATGCACTCGCTGAAAAATATGACCGCTTGATCTTCCGTGCTATTGCACGTGGCGCACGTCAAGCATCACCTATCACTAAGTCTAACTTTGTTGAACCAGGTGGTACACAGATCCGTGTCGGTTCAACTACTAACGAATCTGACGCTTTCTCTTCTGCTGGTTTGGTAGCTGCTTTCTATGACGCAGCTGCTGCACTTGACGAGAAGGGGATCAGTCAGGACGGGAGGGTCGGGGTTCTCAACCCAAGACAATATTATGAATTGATCCAAGCTGTTGGTTCCAATGGTCTTGTCAATCGTGATAGCCAAGGTTCCACACTTCAAGGTGCTAACGGCATCATTGAGATCGCTGGTATCAAGATCTTCAAGTCCATGAATATCCCCTTCCTTGGCCGTTATGGCACCAAGTATGGCGGTACAACTGGACAGACTGATCCTGGTAACACTGGTGATTTCGTTAACCCTGCACTGGAAGATGCTTCCACTGCACAAACCGGCATCAATAACGACTACGGTACTGGCTCTGAGTTCGGTGCTGTATCAGCTGGCCTGATCTTCCAGAAGGAAGCGGCTGGTTGTGTTGAAGCAATTGGCCCACAAGTCCAAGTAACTAGTAATGACGTATCCGTGATTTATCAGGGTGACGTTATCTTGGGTCGCTTGGCTATGGGCGCAGATTACCTGAACCCTGCTGCAGCTGTTGAGCTGTATGTAGGCGCTACGGCACCTTCTGCATTCTGATATTTATCAACCTTACATAGGATCTCTTCGGGGATCCTTTTTTTTAATTATATGGCTTTTCCGACCACTAACTCTACACAAGAGCTACCAGCTGTAAATCAAATACTGCAATCATGTGGTCAGGCTCCTGTGACCACTCTTGATCAAACCAACCCGGACGTTGCGATTGCTTATAGCACCCTCACTCAGGTGTCCCAAGAAGTCCAGGCCGAAGGATGGTCATTTAATCTAGAGCTTGATTATGAGTTCACACCTGATACCAATAATGAAATCCTGATACCAAATAATGTTTTACAAATTGACCCTGCACCTGAGTACTTTGAACTAGATGTTGTACGTCGTAGTGGGAAACTCTATGACAAAGTTAAACACTCATATACTTTTACAGAAGTCTTAAGGTGTGATGTTAAATGGTTGTTTGATTGGGTTGATATACCCACACCTATTCAGGATTATATTCTTGCCAGGGCAGCAACTATTGTCTCTTCAAGAATTGTAGGAGACTCAACTCAGTTCCAAATGCTTGGACAGAAAGAAGCTTATAACCGTGCAATGGCATTGGAGTATGAGTGTAATCAAGGGGATTACACATACTTCGGTCATCCAAGAGGAATTAAATCCTATAAAAGTTATCAACCGTTCCATGCTTTGTATCGTTAATGGCAGCAGTTACTCAACGTATCAGTAATTTCTTAGGTGGCGTAAGTCGTCAACCTGATTCAAAAAAACTGCCTGGTCAAGTTCGTGAATGCTTAAATGCATATCCAGATCCAACTTATGGACTTGTTAAACGACCAGGCTTTAAATATCTAGATGTCTTAAAAAACACAGGAGGATCTGCATTTAGTTCTACAGCGTTAGACAATGCTCATTGGTTTTATATTAATCGTGATAATGATGAACGTTATATTGGATGTATTGCTGGTGCTGAAATACATGTATGGAATGCCATTGTAGATAGTAATGGTAACTATGTCAAAGCTACCGTTACGTATTCAAATAATGGCGTGGCTGGTTATACAGCAACTAGCTATTTAAATACTACTAAAAAAAATTATAGCGTTCTCACTGTTCAAGATACTTCAATTATCACTAATTCAACAGTTACTGTAACTAAGAACGCAGACCCAGCTTATACCTCTGGTCTTAATCACACGTTAAAGTTGACTGGTGTTGAATATAGCTCAGAGTATTCTGTAACTATTGGTAGCCAGACATATACCGAGACTACTCGTAATGCTGATGAATTTACGCCATCAAGTTCTAACAAGGCTTTGGCGGCTGATGATATCCTGACTGATCTTGAGACTGGTATTAATGCTTTAAGTATTAGCGGCTTGACAGTCACTAGACTAGATACCAGTATTGAATTAGTATCAACTTCTGCAATTACTGTCACCGCTAGGGGTGGTAAGGATTCAACTAAACTTCAAGCATTTTCCAATCAAGTTGAAAATGTCACAAGGTTGCCTGAGCAATCTATTCAGAACCGTATTGTCAAAGTAATCAATACAGAATCTGCTAGTGATACATACTATGCAAAATTTATACCTAACACTGGTACATCAGGTGCTGGCTTTTGGGAAGAGACTTTAGGGTTTGGAATGTCTAATGGTCTTAATACTACGACCATGCCACATGAGTTAGTAAACACTGCTTTAAATACTTTTGTATTTCAACCTGTCAGTTATACAGCTAGGCTAGTTGGTGATGACACAACTAACAGTCATCCTACATTTGTTGACAATAAAATTCAACAGGCATTCTTTCATAACAATAGGCTAGGTTTTCTGACTTCTGATAACGTATCAATGAGTCAGTCTGGTGAGTTTTTTAACTTCTACCATATCTCTGCTTTGGCACAAACAGATGCAGATCCACTTGATATCAACTGTTCAAGCATTAAACCAGCTGTTCTACATGCTGTAATACCAACAGCTCAGGGTCTTGTTTTATTCAGTAAATCTCAACAGTTCATCATGTTTTCTGATGATCAAGTATTAACACCTACTAGTGCAATCATTAGGGGTATTTCTAACTATGAGATGGATCCAGATATCGATCCAGTCGATGTAGGTAGCAACTTAGCTTTTGTCAGCAAGACACCAGGCTATGCACGCATCTTCGGCATGCAGACACGTGGTTCACAAGAGAACCCTATTGTTGTAGACATCAGTAGGATCGTCTCTGAGTGGGTCCCTGACACTGTAGAGAACCTTATATCTAGTCCAGCCAATAGTTTCATTGCTTTGTTTGGACCTTCTAGTAATTACATGTGGTTCTACCGCACCTATAACAACGGACAGGAAACACTGGTCCAGGCATGGTATAGGTGGTATCTACCAGGCACGGTACAGCACGCAGTCGTAGATAATGACCGTATGTACTGTGTAGTTAAACAAGATGGTAAGTACATCTTACTTACAGCAAGTCTTACTCAAACGCCTGAAGACCAGATCCTTGTTAATAGTGATGGTCAGCAGATTAACCCTTACATAGATATGTATGCAGTAGCATCTTCTGTTACTTACGATTCATCCACTAACGTATCTAAGTGTTATCTCCCATTTGATGACATTTCTAGTCTCACTCCAGTGTTAGTTATCAAAGGTACTGGTACTAATAACTTTAATGGTGTTACTGAGTCTGGCTTTACCATTAGTCCTGAACGTGGATCTGATAGCACTGGTCCCTATTTTAGTGTACCTAGTAAGGATCTCACTTCTAATGCTAGTGATGTAGTTGTAGGTTATAAATTTAACTATGATGTTCAGTTACCAACTATCTATTTTAATAGTGATCCTGATGGTAAGTCGTCTGACTTTACTTCTAATGTAACTTTAGCACGGCTTAAGTTTTCTGTTGGCCTTTCTAGTGGACTTGGCTTTAAGATTAAATCTAAAGGTAGATCCGAATGGACTGATATCACACCAACACTAGATGCCAACTATTATTTGGCTGATGATGTTCCACTAGAAGAACAAAACGTATTCACTGTACCTATACATCAGAGATCAGAAAATGTTTCTGTACGTCTTTACAGTGATACTCCTTTTCCAGTTTCATTGATTTCAATGATGTGGGAGGGTAATTATTCACCAAGATTTTACAAGAGGATTTAAATTATGGCAGCATGGGTACTACCTGCTATTGGTGTAGCCACTGGGTTATTTAGCACCATATCTGGTGTTATGGGAGCCAATGAATCAAATGCTAGATCAGAAGAAGCTGTAGAAGCACAGTTTGAACAAGCAAAAAAACTCTATGATTTTGACTGGGACCAGACTGTACGTAAGTATGATTATGCTCAAGTCCAGTTAGGTATTGAAAAAGAAGCTGATGCTAATTTAAGAGCATATAAAGAAGCACAGCTAATACAACAATATAACGCACAAAATGATCGCAGAGAATACGAATATAAAAATCGTGTAGATGCCTTTAACCGTTCAGAAGATATCTTTCAGCAACAGATAGGCGTTAATGTTGTCAGTTCTTTACTGGCTCAAGAGGAAGCCACAAGGGCTTTCAATGAACAGCAAATATCTAATAATTTCCAAAAAGAAGGTTTAGCACGTGATCTATTCTCTGCTTTAGATACTACTGCATTTGCTAAGGCTGAGGTGCAGCTAAATAAGCAAAGCTCAATCCAAGGTGCTGCTAATAAAAGACGTGAATCTGAGTTTCAATACCAATCACAACGTAAGGAACTTGGCTTTAAATCACAGCAGAACATGATTGAACAGTTAAAAGCCGAAGGATCTGCCAGATCTAGAGGTACAGGCAGAAGCGCTGCCAAGAATATTCAAGGTGCCATGATGATGGCAGGTATGCAGCAAGCTCAGATTGTTGAAAACATAGCTGACTCTAAGCAGCAGTTTAAGATTGCGTCTACATCTATTAATACCAGCATGATGAATGATATTAATAATGCTTCGTTACAATCTGGCCAGCTTGATAATTCTATTAAGTATAAACAACAGGAATATAATCAGAACCTACGTGAGTTAAAGGCTTCTATGGATAGTGCTAGAGCTAATCTTGGCGCTACTAAAATGAAGATCAACCTTGATAAACAAGTGGCTGATATGAGGGCTAATGCTAATCGGATGTTAAAGCCCTCAATCGGTCCTGAAATTCCTAAACCACCAGCACTACCACCTTCAATATTCCTTGAACCTTTAAAACCTATGAAACCACCTGAACCGGTTATGGGTGCTGCCAACACACAATCAGCTATGACTACGTTTGCTAATGCAGCATCTGGTATTGGTACTGTTCTTAACAATGTAGCTCAAATTGGGCAGGCTACTGGGGCTTGGAAATAGTAATAACTAACTAATTAATTTGATGTCTAAATTCAAAGGGTACGCCCAATCGTCTGGATTCAGAAACATTCAACTCCCCGATACTTCTAAGAAGATTCTAGAGGAAGGAAATCTTACGATAAGTCGTATGAATGAAGTCCAAAGGATCGAACGGGAGAATGCTGAAACTTACATTAGAGCCTTACAAGATAAATACAGAATCGAAGAAGCTAATCGAGATTCTATATTTCAATTAGAAAGCGAAAACCTGGAAACTGTTCGCAGTGCCATGGTGAAAAATGCTGATACTATTAATAACAATGCACGGATAGAAGCTAGTAGATCTAAAGAGACATTTGAAGCATTAGCTAGTTTTTCACAGACAGCAGGTGAAGTTGCTCAGAAAATCGGCAAGCAAATTTATGATAATCAGGTTAAATCTGGTGAGTTATTTGCTTCTGAATTAGCGATGTATGGCATCAGCATGGCTGAAGCTGAGTATGTCAAAAGTATCGATACAGCCTTTGTTCAGAACGATGCTAAGTTCAAAGCTATTGAAGATAAGTTATTAGCCGCTGGTGCTAGTAACGATGTCATTCAACGTATTCGTAATATGAACTCATCTACCCTATATGGTCTTAAAAAGACTATGTTGGTAAATGGGGCTGAGGAATATGCTGCTTTAGCTCCACAGTGGGAAGCAGCAGATCTTTTTGATGAGACTGGTAAATCATTAGGTATTAGTCTAGGTCAAGCACGACTAGGTAATCAATTTAAGGATTTAGTTGATGCTCAAGATGCTAGAAACAAATCACGGTTTATCACTGATTATGGTGGTGCTGATGATAAAATGGTTAAGGCTTATCTATACCCTGGTATTGAGTCTTACGATAGACAAGTCCAACGTTCTCGCTCTGTAGATATTGCAGATAATTTACGAAAAGAACGTCAATTAAATGAAGCTCAGGAAATCCGTACTGCTTATAAACATCGTGGTTTATCAGGTGTATGGAATCTCATTCAGCAACATCCTTTACATAAAGATAAGCGTATTCAAGTTTTATCTACTTTTACTGATATGGCTAAGGCTGGCACTCTTGGAGATGGTACGCCTGATGGTCAATTGACTGTGTATGAGCAGCTATTAGATATGGACGTATCTTTAACACCAGGCGGGCCTAAGCAAAAGTTCGGGGCTCTTTATGGTAATGACTTAGTTGAACTAAGAGATGCTGTTATGACTAGGTATAGAGCTGATGTAAAAGAGAATACCTTTCTACGTCAACAGCATATCGCTAAAGTTGCTGATGAAACATATGACTACTTCCTTAAAAATAGAGGTAACTTTCAGAAGTCTGTTCTTACTGAAGCAATAAACCAATTAAAATTTAATGGTGCTGACGTAAGCAAACTTCTAACTTTGACCAATAGTTCATTGGATTATAAATATGTACTTGAGGAACGTACTCGGCTTCAAGCATTAGCCGATCAAGCTATTCTCACTTCTTCTGACTTGGCCGGTGCAGATGCTGAAAACATTAAACTTTTTGAACCACAAGTTAAAGAGTGGGAAGCTATGTTAGGCAGACTCCCGCAAACTGAAGCTCAAGTTAAAGCCATTCTTACTACAGGATTACGTAATGTACTTGGCGCTGATGATCTGACCAAAGGTTCCAGCGATACTCTTGGTATGGCGGTATCACATGCTGTTAGTACTTACAGATCTAGATTAAAGAACAATCTAGCTGATGGTAGTTCTACTTTATCCTCAAAGTTTGGCGCAACTGCACATTCAGAAGCACTTGAATATGTACGGAAACAGATCAAAAATTCTAAAGAATCAGATAGCCCTTTCTTTGTACGTAGCGCTTTTTCTGATGATGGCGAAAGTGCTGGCAAGTCTTACTTTGCACGATTTGAGATTGGAGACGATTTGTATGTTGCTCCTCAAGTAACAACTCTTACTCAAGACTTCAGAGTAAGAATTACCAAAGATCCTGAACTGCTAAGAAAGTCACATGTAATTAGTAGCGCATATGCCTCGCAAATAGCACAACAAATAAAAAACGGAAAGCCTTTGATTTTACCCCCTTATATCCATGAGTTGACTTTAAATACTAAGATACCTCCTCATGAAATTATCAATCAACAACTTGAACTTAAAGGTTACAAGGAACGTGCAGTTTCAGGTGCCATTCAGAATTTAAAAGATTCTGATGAGGTTCGTGAACATCCTGAATTAGTCAATATTTTAAATCAGCCTTCACTATCCAACATCAATAATGTAGCTAATTCTGTTGGTCATAAAGTCAGGTCTGTTCGCATTGGCGGCGAAGGTTATAACGATATTGTTTCTTTAGGTCAGCAAGCTGGTTTTAAGGCTCCTAATGTTATGGCAGCTATGTGGGCAAATGAAACTGGTTATGGCAAGTATATGTCTGGCCGTAATAACCTTTTTAACATTAAAAGTACTGATGGTACTGGTCCTAAAACTACTACTAAAGAATTTCGGGCAGATGGTACTTCTTACTACACAACTGCTAGATGGCGTACATATGAGGCTCCAAGTCAATCAGTAGATGACTTTATTAAATTCATTTCTAAATATCCTGGTGTTAAAGAAGCTGAGACTCCTAATCAAATGCTCCAGGCTTTATACGATAACGGTTATGCCACTAGCCCTACGTATGTAGAAGATGTTTCACGTGTAATGACTGGTTATGGAATCAACCCTGATGCACCATTTATTAAGTATTCAGGACCACCCACACGTGATCCTAATTTATCTTCTAGTACACTACAACATGCTTACACAGTATCAGGTATTGGTTGGGGCTCAACAGGTTCGCATCTTGATCAGAAACAAGAAGATAACCCTAATACTCCAGAGAATGAAAAGGGTCAATATTACCATTACAAAGATCCTGAACTTATGGAATACATCTTTGCTGATGATCCTGAGTTAGGAATGATTCCTATTGGTGACTCTCCTATGACAGGCAGTTGGGAGTCACATACTAAAAGAGGATCTAATGGATATGATTATGGATTTTATGATGGTACAAAGATTTTCATTAAACCACCTGCACGTGTTGTCAGTAGTTTTCGTACATCAGAAGGTGATGACATGATGATTATTGAATTACCAAGTGGGCGCAGGTTTAAGTGGCATCATGGGAGGTCTTCCTGATGGATCCACAAGATAGAGAATTAACACCTGAAGAACAGGAACTACTTAAAGCTCAGGCTGAACGTAACGAACTAGCGGATATGGCTCCACCTATGGAGGTACCTAATCCTATGTTTGATCCTGAGGAAGCTCAGGCTCAGGCTGATGAGATGTTTAAACAAGCTGAAGATCTACGTGATAATGCACCTGATCAATCAACCTATCTTTCTAATACTATTGAGTCAGTAGCTGCACCTGTTATGGGTGTACTTGATTTAGGTCTAGATGTTGTAGGTATGATTCCAGGCGGTGAAGCAATCGATAATGCTTGGGATGAAGCTACCAAGTATAAGAACCCTGGTATCCAAAAAGTAAGAGATATCTTTGGAGTTGTCTTACCAAGCATGGTTGGTGCTGGTCTTGCTGTAAGGGGTATACAAGGCATGACAAAGTTGCCAATGCTTATGAAAGGTTTGGCTGCTATCGGCGCTACTGGTGCTATTGATGGTGCTGTTACTTATGTCAGTGATACTACTGACGAAGGTGACAACCTGATGAGGATGCTAGATGATACAGCACCTTGGTTAAATATACCTGAAAACTGGCAAACACTTGATGGTGACAGTACTGAAGTACGTAAACAAAAGAATACGTATGAAGCTGTTGGTTTAAGTGTTGTGGGTGATGTACTTGGTTATGGTATTAACTTAGCCAAAATCCTCAAAGGAGGACGTGTACCTGACTTTATGAGTTGGTTTAAACCAGCTGATGAGACAGCTAGTAGCTATAAAGCTGCTAAAGAATTAGAAGCACCTAGTGTTATGCCAGATGATGAAGGTCTTGAAGTTCACGTTAAGACTCAAGCTTCACTTCGTGAATGGCAACAGGATGAAATTGCAATTAGGAAGCTAGAAGCTGATCCTGCAGGTGTTGGATATGATCCATTTATTACACCTAAACTTTCTACAGAAGCTGATAGGGCAACCCTTAGTGTTCCAGTGGCTGCAGCTGCTAAAAATATGGCTGATAGTGCATTTATTGATGCAGGTATTTCTAAAGGTTCTGCAGCTAGTCCAGTTACTTCACCACAATTAGCAAATATAGCTGATGGCAGCTCTGATGCACGTGAAGTTATTCTTGATGTTCAGAGTGATGTTGAAGTTTCAGGTCAATGGGCGGCTGCTAAAGAAGGAGTTCAAATACCTAAGCCTGTTATGGATCAACTTACAGAAAAGCAATATACACGTATCCTTGAAATCGATGACGATGTAGTTTTGAAAAATGCACTGTATGAAAATGCTAGCGTTATTGGTGACTTACAAGTCTCATATTTAAATGAGAGTTCTACTAGGGCTGCTGCGTTAGCGCTACGTGATCTTGCAAAGATCTACCTTGGTAATGGAGTTAGGCTTACCTCAACTCGAGTTCTTAATTCTACTGCTGGTGAGATTAGTGATATTGCTGATGCTGCTGTGCGTTTTAAAGAGGTTGCTAATCCTAATCGTATAAGAACTATGGTTCTTGATCGTATGGAACTTGTCATGCAAGAGTATGGCCTAAGTAAATATATTGCTGGTTGGTCTCTTAACAATAAAAAGATTTTTAGTAGCAAAGCCTATAAGGATAATCCTGATGAAACTATACAATATATCAGGAAAAATTTTGACGAAAAACGTGCTGAGATGGTTCAAAAATCAAAGAACCTTAGGCAAGAGATTGATCGTCTTTATGAAGTAAATCCTAATGCCATTGAGCCTTTAATGTCAGCGTTTTCCATGAGCAAGGGTGACATTACTACTCAAAAAGCTATGCTTGAATGGGCTAGTAATCAAGTCAAACTTAAAGGTTATTTAATTAGTCCTGATGGAGCTGGTATGAATATGCTTGCTCAGGGTCTTTGGGCAGTACGTTATAACAATGTTCTGTCTGGTATCTCTGCTCTCAGGGCTATTGCTGGTAACACTACTAACCTCATGGTCAAGCCAATGACGGCAATGATGGGGCATGGTATTGAAGCTGTATTCAATGGTGAATGGAAGAATTTCAAACGTGCTATTTACGCTTATGGCGGAATCATGGAAACCAACAGTCGTGCTTTAGGGCATGCTTGGGAGGGCTGGAAGAAGGCTAATGCTGATCCTCAAGCTTTTATAGACATCGCTCGTAAAGATAGAGTTGTCATTAGAGATGAGCAGCAGTGGGAATTACTCCAACAAATTTCTGATACCCAATGGGCTAAGAATGGAGATACTGGCAAGATGATGATGCACAACTGGGCAAAGATGAATAAAGACATATCAGAAATGGCTTTTATGCGTTATGGAACTAATGCAATGATTGCTTCTGATCAATATGTCAATGCATCACTTGCAACAGCAGCTTCACGTATGCGGGCTTATGACGAAGTATTTGAAGCTACTGGTAGGGCTCCTACAAAACGTGCTCTTGTAGCTGCTGAACGTAAGAACTATGAGGCTATGTTTGATAAAAATGGTCTGATTACAGACGATGCTGTCAAGAATAGTAGTTCTGAGTTAGCTCTTAATCTAGATACAGATGTTTCTAATAAAATTTCTAATCTAATTAACAATTTTCCAGTGCTTAAACCATTGTTTATGTTTCCGCGTACTGGTATTAACGCCATGATGTTGGGATTGTCCTACACACCTATCGCTCGTCTCGGTCCTAGTAATAAATACTCTAAGATTCTAACTGCTGGAAAAGATCCAGAAAAAATTTACGAGGCTCTTTTGGATCATGGTGTAAAACGCACAGATCCAAACGCTATGAATATCTACCAAAATCTTAGGGCGGAATACAAAGGCCGTATTGCTTTTGGAACTATGATTTCTACGGGTTTATTAGGCTATGCCGTTGGCGGAAATATCCGTGGTAATGGTCCTGTAAATGCTGCAGAACGTCGTGCTATGAGAGATAACTATGATTGGAAACCTAAAACCATTAACATTGGTGGAAAGTGGGTATCTTATGCAGGTTTAGAACCCTTTGATACTTTGTTAACTGTTATTGGTGACCTTGGTTACTATGCAACAGACATAGGTTCAGATCTTACTGAGGATGTCTTACACAAACTTTCTTGGACAGTTGCTGCAGGTTTTACTAACAAGACGTTTATGTCTGGTTTAGAGCCTTTAGTTAAACTAGCTTCTGGTGACAGTACTGCAATTTCTCGTCTCTTCGCTAATGAAGCACGTGCATTTGTTCCTTTATCTGGTGCTGCAGGTGTTTTAGCTAAAGCAATCTCTTCTAGCCAAAAAGATATTCATGCTGACATGGTTGGATATATCCAAAACAATATTCCGTTTGCTAATACTTTACTCCCTGAACGTATTGATGTTTGGACTGGTAAGCCACTTAATGACATAGACAATCCTGTGTTACGTGCTCTAAATGCAATGAACCCTGTACCTATTAGTGGTGGTTCTGAACCATGGAGACAGTGGTTGCTTGAGACAGGCTGGGATGGAATGAAATTATTACGTAAGGATAGTTCTGGTAAGTATGAGTATACACCTGCTGAAAGATCTGAACTTTATAAGATTATGGGCAGAATGGGTCTGGATAAGAAAGTACAAAAACTTATGAAGTCACCACGTATTAAGCAAGAGCTTGCCAACATGCGTAGGATTCGTGGTTCTAACGCTTCTTTTGATTACGTAGATCTTCGTGCTCAGGATATGGAAGTATATCGGTATCTTAATAATATAATTAAAGAAGCTCAGATTTCTGCAGAGCAACAATTAACTATTCGTAATCCTACTATACGTGACAAAATTAAGGCACGTCAAATGGTTCAACATTCTGTTCGTACTGGTAGGTCTCCTGAGGCTAAAAAAATTGCCGAGGCGTTTAAGATAGATTTTAATAATCGGGATAAGTAAAATTGCACTTAGCTAATGGCAACTACACAGAATACATACACAGGAAATGGTAGCACTACTACCTATTCCTTTACATTTTCATATTTAAATACTACAGACATTAAGGTAAGTCTTGATGCTGTAGATACAACTGCATACACACTGTCTAACGCTACAACGGTTACTTTTACTACTGCCCCAACTAGCGGTGCAGCTATTCGTATTTATCGTGACACGAACTCAGATAATCTGAATGCTACTTTCTACCCAGGTTCTGCAATTAGGTCTTCTGATCTAAATAACAACTTTACTCAGAATCTTTATGTCACGCAAGAAGCTGATTTTAATGTCGATATTTCTAACGGGATTGCAAACACAGCTAAGACAACAGCTGATACAGCTTTAGCTGATAGTGCTACAGCTATTACTACAGCTAATGCAGCTGAAACTACGGCAAACACCGCTGATACAAATGCTAGTGCTGCTGTAACCACAGCTAATGCTGCCAGTGCTACAGCTACTACAGCATCTACAGATTCAGCCAGTGCGGTTACAGCGGCTAACACAGCATCTACTAATGCTAGTGCTGCTGTCGTTACGGCAAACGCTGCTGCAACTGATGCGGCTACAGCTATTACTACGGCTAACGGAGCGGTTACAACTGCCAACGCAGCTACCACAGCTGCTAACAATGCTCAGGCAGACGCAACTAGTGCTACGTCAACAGCTAATACTGCAATTACAAATGCAGGTAATGCTGTAACTACTGCTAATGCTGCGACTACAACTGCTAACAATGCAGATACTAACGCTACATCAGCATTGAATACTGCCAACGCAGCTGCCTCTTCGGTTGCTTCTGCCGCTTTCTATGCTCCTGCTGCAATATTAACTAACCTACCTGCCAGTCCTTCCA